AAAAACACGCTCTATTAGTGTTCATATCGGCCTTTTTAAGCCCTTATGACGAATTATTTAACATAAAACAAAATTTTAAGATGAAAAAATATATGCCCTTAGAGGGGCTTAGGTGGAGTCGTGATAGCGGTTCTGCCCTATGTGATACACCCCAAAACAGCCGTTCTCGGACGGGCTGGGGGGGTACTTACGGGAGCAGAAGCAGAACTCCTGCACCCAGGCTGGAAAAAAGACAAGAAAGGAGGAGTGAGCGATGAAGAAAAATAAGAAGCAGCGCAAGCGCATCGCCAAGCTGACAGCCAAGGACATCAGCAGTTGCAAGTTCTTCGCTATGGAAGGCAGGCAGATGAACGCCCATAAGGTGGAAATCAAATTTCAGAGAGGCTACAACGTTGTCGCAACAGTTGTTTTCATCTATGATGAGCCACACAAGCAGACGATTATCCGATGGTTTAATCGTCAATACTATACTCTTCGATTTGGAGCTGAGGAGGCTAAGCCATGCAACATGACTCTAGCTATGTGGAAATCTATAAATGGTTAACTATCATGAGCAGACCAAATAATATAATAGAACTTCACCAGAAGCGTAGAAGAGTCTATGAGGCTCTGGTTGACAGAGCCATCCAGCTGGATATGGAGCACAGCGAACTCTGGAAAAATATCCAGCTCTTGAGAAGTGTCGCTCAGTTAGTTACCAATGATGAGGTTCGCAGAGAACTGGCTGATACCATCGGCAGAATGAGAGATAAAGACAGGAGAATATGCCGCCAGCGTGAGAAGCTGGAGCTGTGGGCAGCGAAGATATATGTTGCTCTTGAGCTCATGTACAGCGCTTACGCTAGAATATATTCAGTAGAAGAAGAATTCCCTTATGACGAATAATTATGGCAGAGAAAGAGGTATATAACAGCGAAGCGTTCGAGCAGAAGCTGCTCAGCGCATACTTCAAGTTCCGCTCTAACCTTCCAAAGAAGGATAACAAAGGACTTGATTACATGAAGAGCTTCAAGACTACGCAGGATATTATCTGCGAGCTTGAAAGCATGGGTGGAGTAAGCTACAAAGGCGTTAACAAGTACATGCAGGAGCATGACTACTCCATCGCGACACAGCCGGATGGTACCGTGGCATGGGCCATCTGGGAGAGAGTAATGCCAGTTGATTTAAAAAGTTTCATTCAATAATCTCATATAACGTTTATTTAACTATCATGATTTGCGGATGGTTGCTCGTGAGAGTGGCCATCCGTATTTTTATTTTGGCAATTGCCAAAGTATCTTTGCACTAAAAAAGATAATATGACCATCAAATCACTTCCATCGGGCAAAATGTTCCTGGAGAACATACCCGACATCATCATCATGACCGCCAGAACCAGGCTGGCTGTGACCATCACCATCGGAGGAAAAACAATCTATGAGGAGTTCCTCTATCCTGCAGATGGGGAGGTCGTAGTGTCTGACCTGGCAGACATCTTCAGACCTTATGCAAGGCAGCAGCTTGCAGTCTCTGCTACCGTCACCATCATCGAACAGAGCGTTGATGGCGAAACAGAAACCAATGTTGAAACCAGGCAGAAGAGCCTGCAGGTTTACTATGCATCAGTAGATATTGTGGGCGTTGATTGCTCCAGCTTCCTGGACAATCACTTCCTGACGTTACTGAACTCGACCAAGAAGACGTCTGAGGGCAGACTGGAATACCTTCACTACATAGGCAAGGATACGGCAACCGTGAAGGCTTACTATAAGCCGCACGATGCCGAGGGAGACGAGGAGACACGCACATTCAATGCTACTGCAGTAGCAGGCAACGATGTCTATACGACCATCGACGTCTCTCCTTCCAGATTCTCAGCCGAGAACCTTGACCTGCTCTACTACGAGGTAGAGGCCGGCAAGAGAATGCTGCGATTCGTCAATGACCCTTCAAAGCCAGACTGCGCACCATGTCTGCTCTTCACCAACAGCTTCGGCTGCCAGGAACTCATCTATTGCGAGGGCAAGCATGAAGTGAATCCGGAATATACCAGGGATGCAGCCTATATCGGTGGCTTGAAAACCAACTACCGAATTACGGAACAGCGAAACTTCAATGCCGATACCGGCTATCTCAATACAGACATGGCCAACTGGGCAGATGACCTGTTCCGCTCCGATGAGGTCTACATCGTCAACTTCGTTGATGGCAATCCGGTGGTAGGCAAGCGCATCACCATCAACTCGTCAACGTCCAAGAATGACAATCTGCATGATACCTTGCCTCGTTTCACCTTCAGCTACGTCTATGCCCAGCGCCAGCATAATGTCCTGGACCTGCAGAGAGGTGGCAGAATATTCGACAATACATTCGATAATACGTTCAATTAATGCCAAAAACAGCATATCACATCAATGAGGTTCTGAAACTCATGGACAAGGCCAGGGATGAGGGCTCTACCGTCAATCTCAAAGCCTGGACATCAGAGGGCGAAGTCATCGATTACAGCGGATGGATGGTCAAGGGTGGTTCCTGGCGTGGTGGCTTCCACCGGCTTGTGAACCCTGTAAATGGGGAGGTTCGCACCCTGCCAGACATCTACATATTCAATTTTATGGGTAAAACAGTTTTTCTATGAGCAAAAAATATCAGATGCAGCAGATAGGCGAGAGCGGTTCGGTCGCACGCTATGCAGTAGTGGCTGAAGGCGTATCAGAGGCTAAGAATGCTACAAGCATCGAACAGCAGTATGGCCAGGATACCAGTTTCCTCGGTTCCGGAGAGATAGGAGATGCTACATATTCTACTATCGAGATAGGTGGCAAGGACTATGAGTTCATCAACTATGGCGAAGACAACAACACTCCGTACATCCTGCAGCAGCTCCTGCGCAAGAACATGGTAGCGCAGAGAGCCATGGCGTTCAACGTCCAATGCTGCTATGGCCAGGGTCTCAGATTCATCGACCGTGAGAGCAAGAAGGACGTCCAGGACGAGGAGATCCGCAAGTTCTGCCTGGGCAACAGCATTCATGAGGTGTTCATGCAGCAGGCTACGGACATGAAGTTCTTCGGCTGGTCAGTTGAAGTCATCATCCTCTCTCGAGACCATGAGCGCATCGTCAATATCCGACACAAGGACGTCTCCTATTGCCGATTGCAGAAGCCGGACAAGAAGGGCAGAATCGCCAACGTCTTCTTTGCCGATTTCAACCATTTCACTCAGCAGATGGAGGGCGAGGTCATTCCGCTCCTGGATATCTACAATCCTCTGGGCGACCTCATGGCGCGCATGGGCAAGGGTCCAGACCCATATACGGGTATCACAGGCAAGAAACCGCAAGATGGCAAGGACTGCAAGTTCGCCATCATCAGCAGAATGCCTACACCAGGAATGCAGTACTACCCGATACCATACTATGCCAGCATCTTCGATGATGCCTGGTATGATATCTACCGTCTCATCGGTATCGGCAAGCGATACATGATCAAGAACACCTCTGCTCCTCGCATACAGATTGAAGTGCATCGCAACTACTGGGATGACCTCTGCAACAACGAGGGCATCATCGAGCCGGAGGAGCGCAAGGCGCGCATCCTGCAGGAGAAGGAGAACATCATCGAATTCGTCTGCGGACCGGAGAATGCAGGCAAGGCTCTCATCACCGGCTATTACTTCGACCCGAACGGCAAGGAGCAGCGCATGGTGCGCATCATCAATCTCTCGGAGGGCAACAAGAAGGAAGGTGGCGACTGGGCAGAAGACATGTCTGAAGCTTCCAACGCTCTCTGCTTCGCACTCGGCTGTCATCCTAACCTCATCGGAGCGACACCTGGCAAGAGTCAGATGAACAATTCCGGCTCAGACAAGCGAGAACTCTTCATCATGAAGCAATCCCTGGAGAAGGCATCGCATGACATCATGGCCAAGCCTTGGCACGTCATCCTGCACTACAATCTCTGGGCTGAGAAAAATATCACGGTCGATGTTCCGATGATTGAGCTGACAACGCTCGACAAGAACAAAGACCAGCAGACATCACTAGTTAACAACAATGGCAATGAAAATGGAGATAACTAAGGAAGACTTCGAGAATGCTATTCTCGTAGCTACCAGTTCGCAGTCAGAAGTGTTCGATTCTGTCGAACCGCATTTCGTGGAAGTATATGAGCGCCTTCAGCAGCAGTTCCTGGGCTATGCCGGTGAGGCAGCGCTTGAGTCGAATGAGAGGCTGACATCAGCTGTTATCAGAGCTGTGTGCCTTGGCGCCTTCCTTGAAGTGGTCCGTCATCTTGACCTGGTACTCACGCCAACCGGCTTCGGAGTCGTCGCTAACAGCGAAGTCTCTCCGGCATCAGCTGCGAGAGTGGAGGCGCTGGTGGAACAATGCAGGGTGGCATATTTCAAGGCAGAGGGCGACATGATTACCTGGTTGGCAACAGTAGAGGAGTGGGGGAGCAGCCTGCAGGCAAAGTGCTGCCTGCCACTACTGGTTTATAGCATTGGCCAATACAATTTCCAGACCAAGCAGGAACTCTCATCACAGAAGTGGAAGGACAACCTGGGCAAGCTGTATGAAGCCGATTCTGTGATGCGCAAGCTCATCTCTGACGAGCAGATGGATGACCTGCTTGAGATGGAACGGGGTGCCAAGACCAAGGATGACGTATCTGCTAATCTGATATTCCAGGTTCGCAGATGTATGATCCTGCAGGCTGAAGGTCTGTTGACTGCCTTCTCTAACGAGCGTGGCAGACTGCTGAAATTCCTCGACGCCAACATCAGTAATTTTCAATTATATGCGGATTCATCGGCATATAAGGCTAATCATTTTAAGGAATTCAAAAATGGAAAAGAAAAACCTGCCTTCGTTTTCAATTCGTGATGGCATACGAGTCTTCGAGTTCTCTGCTCCTGGTTCATGGGATGAGCTGCAGGAGGATGAGCTGCGCTACATCTTGAGCGTTCTGACTCTGTTCCCGGATCTGACGGTAGCGAAATGCTACGTCCTCGCTAGATTCTGCGGCATCAAGGTGCTGAAGTATACCAGGACAGGCTGGAAGTGCAGCGTCCTCTGCCTGTCTAGAAAAGGTAAGAAAAAGCGAGAAGTGATGTATCTGAATGAGGCAGAAATCCTCTCACTCCTCAAAAACTTCGATTTCATCGAGGATTATACCTATTATAAGCCACTCGACACATGTGCCAATCTACATGCTGTAGGAAGGCTCATTAAGAATGTCACCTTCTTGGATTATCTGCAGCTGGAGAAGAACTACCAGCTATATCTCATCCACAAGGATGATAAGTTCCTGCAGAAGATGGGTTGGATTCTCTATCGGGACGAAGCAGGCAATTCCGATGAAACCGCCATTTTTCAGCCTTATGAGCTCCTGAATGTCTTCATGTGGTTCTCCTCCGTCAAGGGATACCTGGCAGAGAACTTCCCTCACTTCTTTAAGCCAGCGAAGGAAGGTGGAGAACTGAAGCAGGAAGACCTGATGCCTGCCATGCAGGCGCAGATACGGGCGCTCACCGATGGCGATATCACCAAGCAGCAGGCTGTCTATGACTCGCTCTGCTGGGATGCACTCTCCGAACTTGACAATAAGGCGAGAGAGGCAGAGGAGTTCAATGCGAGAAACAGAAAATAATAGAGTATGACAGATAAAACATTCGATTCCATCGCATATTTCACCAAATTATGTGAGGAAAATAAGACATGCAGAGACAATAATTTTGTCGCTACTACCTGCTCCGGACCTGACACCGTGCAGGGAGTGCTGCAGAAGTTCCGCAAGGCTTCGAACTTCATCATGGTCTCTGATACGGTAGACAGCAATACGCACTCTGCAGGTGAGGGGTTCTTCGATCGCAACGTCTACACCGTCTGGATTCTCGCAGCTTACAAGCATGATGACATGGAAGACCGTGAGAAGAAGCTGAATCTCTGCAGATACATCTTCCGTCAGTTCATCAGCCGAATGCTTCGAGACAAGTATCGGGAGGCATTCGAGGGACAGCTGGAGTTCCTGGATCTCACGCGGATCTATTCGAGTGAATTGGGCAGATGGTCGATGAACGGAGTCACCGGACTCTACTTCATGATGAATTCTGACGAACCTATCGACGTACAATATGATGAGAGCTTATGGCAGACCAGTCAGCTGTAGATGAACTGCTCAAATACGAGCAGGGATGGACGAGCAACATGGGTGACTATTGGCGCGAGCGCATGGAGCGCTTGCGTACAATAGACACCGGAGCGCTCTATTCGAGCATCAAGGGGCATCTCGAGCAAGGTGCTACGACGACCATCGAGCATAAGTTCCTCATGTATGGTATCTATGTCGCAGCAGGAGTCGGCCCTGCACATGTCTGGGAGAAGTGGACTGATGCGCAGGGAGGCGAGAAGGTTCCCCGTGTCAACAACGGAGACCTGGAATTCCTCGGTCGCGAATATAGAGCAGAGCATAAGATGAACATACCGAAGAAGGTTGGTCCTGCCTGGGGTGGCCGTGTAGCAGGTGGTCCACCTATCGGCAGACGTGACTGGTTCTCGCAGAAGTACTATGCTTCTGTCATGAAACTCAATGAACACGAAGCTGATTTCTATGGGGAGAAATACAATGGTATCATGGCGACTGCTCTTACTGAGATATTCAGAGGAATCGGAGCTGCACGCAACTTCTGATAGCGTATTTTTATTTTGGCAATTGCCAAATTAACTTTGCAACAAAAAAATAATATGGCAGAACAAAAAACCAAGGAAGCGCTTCAGTCGCAATTCGAAGGCATCAGAGATGAGCGCCGCTTGGCAGCCAATACGGCTTACAGAATAGGTGATGCATTCCTATCGCTGCTCCATTTCTGCGCTGACGAGACTTCAGACAAGTATCTGAGCAAGCAGCATGATGATGCTGCTAAGGGCTTGATTACATTCATGCGAGGGCTCGTAGCAGAGCAGGTGTCCAAATTCAAGGGTGGTGCTCAGTTTGGTAACTTCTTCAGTTCCCTTGTCGCAGGCAAGGGAGCGCAAATAGACGCAAATGGCAACGCTGAAGTCGAGAGCATCACCGTCCGCAGCTACATGAAGGTCTTGGAGCTTATCGTTAACAGACTGTCTGCCCTGGAGGGTGATCAGTACTTTACCGAGAGCGACACCATCGAGCGCATCGATGACCTAGGTGACAGTACCTATGGTCTGCACCTCAAGAGTAAGTATGACGGCTATTTCACAGCTCAACATGAGGGCAATGTCATTCGTGGAATCGTCAACAACATCCTCTCTGCTGTTCAGCCAGAATCTGAGGCAAAATACTACACGTCCTGGATGCGAGTCAACAGCGTCAATGCGGTCAAGAACTACATCGAAGTCACATTATACGCTGATAGCGAAGTTCCTGGGGGCAAGAACTTCGCACCATGCGAATTAATGAACATTGCCAGGTACGGCAATCAGACAGTAGAGTCGCTACAGAGCTGCTTCTACATATCCAGTGCAGAGGGTCGCATCGTCAAGCTGACAGGCGTCACCAAGCCGATTCTCGAAGACTACAACTACGGCATGGCCTTCGGAGACCTGCCTGAGTTCATCAAGGCGCTAGACCTGCCGCTAGTCAAGGGCAGAGATTACATCTATGCCGCAGGCATAGTCACTCAGGATATCATACAGATTGATTATCATGGCAAGCCGATAGTCACCTATGTGGACAGAGGATTGTTTGACGCCAACGCTACATATTATAATGCTGCTGTCAATCCGGAGACAGGCAAGTGCGAGACATCAGACGTCTGGTACACTGGCTGCAAGTGGCGTTGCATGAAAACAGGTACTCACTCGGTTCCAAGATGGAACAACACGGATTGGTCAATGATTGAGGGCAATCCGTCCTTCACGGTTGACTTCGTAGAGGACGAGACGGTCTATGACTTCGACAACTTCCGAGCACCGCTGACTATCGTCGCTACGCTCTACGGTCAGGATATCACATCTGACATTCTGGAAAATGATGTAGCTTGGACGAGGTACACAGAGAATAAGGCAGGTGTGCAGAGAGTTAATAGTGATAAAATCTGGTCGCTCGAAGTTGGTTCCAAAGCTGGCAAGGCCATCGTGCTCACCCAGTCGGACCTATCTATAGACAGTGAGGGAATTCCGTCTAAGATTAGGTTCACAGCAACAGTGAGACTTCGTGATGGTCTGGGCGAAGAAGTTGCCCAAGATACCATCACATTAGAGTGTGTTTAATGATCATAAAATGAAATATAAAAGATTAGGCATAAAGTATACGCCTCTACAGGTGAATTTCTCAAAGACAGTATTTGGTAGTGTACCAATAGAGCAGGGCTATGACGCTAATTTGAATGAGTATGCTCCTAATTATGAGCTGACGCCATGTGTCTTACAGCCTGTCGTCAGTATCATCGACCGAGATGGAGTACTCAGAAGTGGATGCGTCAACAGTGAGCTGACTGATATTACTTGGGTCAGAGTCGAGAGTGGCGTAGAGGGCAATGCGCTGGTGACAACACCAAAGAAGTACGTTATTACAACTTCAGGAGATAAAGCTGGTAGGCTGCTCTGGTATATAAATGCAGCGCCTCAGAAACCTATATTGCTAAGATTCAAGGCGAAGTACCTGGATACCAGAACTAATGAGGTCCGCAGAATTTCGATGGACTACTCAATCATCTGTAAGAATGCGACAAGATACAAGCCGATGCTGCTCCTGTCGAGCGGAGATCGCTACTACAATCCGTTACGTGATACAGACAAACAGGTCATCAATGCTTCCCTGCGTCTCGGATCTGAAGAATGCGCTAAGGATAAGCGAGAGTTTGTATGGGAGATACTGAGAGACAGTGGACAATTCTCGGCAATTAATGCTGATGATATTGAAATAAAGATTTCTGCAGATGGTTCATCAGTCACGCTAGATCGCTCACAGATGGGCAAGAGAATCTGCATCAGGTGTAGAGTAAAATTCTCTGCTGACGGCAATCCTGCAAGTGTAGATATCAATAATGCAACACCATTCAAGATTGTCAACATAGTCAGGAGAATTCCGTTCTACGATTATGATATGATTGATATCGTAGACGAAGTGCTACCAGACACCAAGGTGGTCAAACCTAAGGCTACCATCTTCGACAACATTGGTGAGATTCCGAACCCGACAAAAGAGCTGCAGGTGTTATGGTGGATGGCACCCAATAATTCGATACATTTTGAAAATTCAGTACTCGTGGGCCATGGCATGACACCTACAGTGCCAACAGACCTGTTAGACCCTACAAGAGGCGCAATCCTTGCATTGGAGGTCAAAGAATTAGAACCATTGGCGCTAGCCAAGGATGCCGACGGCAAGGTATTCGTAGACGCTGATGGCAACCCATTTATTTTTCACTAGTAGTAATCATTTAATACAGCAATATGGAAAGATATATCAAAGCGAACCGAAAGGTTGTGGAGTTTCTCCAGCTGACCGAGGATAGAACAGAACTGCAGGATGGCAACTACATCTTATGGTGCCAGGACATTTTACCACTCGGCAACCTGTGGGAATATGAGGAAACGCTGTCCAAAATTGGCGCTATCGCCATGGATGGACAGACAGCCTACAGAGAGCAGGAGGGCATAGTATGCAACAAGCTGCCTATAGCTACTGACAGCAGATTCATCATGAGAGAGGAGGCCGGAAATGAGTAGTGCTAGCAAATCGGTAACTATCAACTTCATCACTAAGATGGGCACATATGTTCCGTCTATTCAGTCACCAGACGGAGATCTATATCAGGAGTATCAGAAGGTCGGTGACGATGTCAACGTCTACCCTGACTTCTCTCAGTCTCAGCCTAAGCTCTACTTTGTCGTAATCTCATCGAGAGCTGTAGAAGGCGTCACTACTCCAATCTCAGTGAAGTTTTTTTTCAATGAGACGGAGATTCCGTTCAATAGCGAAGGCAAATCGACCGGTCTATTCGATGGTCTCTTCGAGATTATCAAGCCAAGCGTATCTCAATTATATTGGGGGCTCAAGATATGCAACAATCTAGTCAAAGCATCCAATTATAGCGCCATCAACATCAAAATGATTGGTACTATCTCTGAGAGATCCAATCAGCAGGAGATTACTGATGAAGTACAGGCTTGTTATAAAATCCAAGTCGGTCCATACACGGGTACCGCATATCGCGTGTCGATAAAGGCTCCGGAGAATGATAGACATAATTTCGTGCTCAACTCTAAGGATGACAGCTGCCAGCTGGAAGCTAAAGTCACACAGGGCAACGAAATATTGGGAACAGGGCTATATTACAAGTGGTATAGAGCAATCCATAGCCTCACAGGTTGGGAGCAGATTAGCGGAGCCAGCAGCAAGACCATCACGGTCAAGGCATCAGAGGTTGATTGTACTCGTGAGTTCATGGTTGAGGTCTATAACGATAAAGCTATGGGCAAGAGTAATCTGTTAGGCTACGATTTCCAAACGGTCATCGATGCCTCGGATCCATACGATATTGATCCGAACCCAACACCTGCAGATGAGTCTATCAGCGAGGATGAGAGTGGCAACGGTCAAGTAACATATACTCCGAGACTGATAGTCAGGGGTAAGACGGAGACTATCGACAGTATGTTCTATTTCACATTAAGGTCTGGTTCTGGAGTTGTCATCAATACTGAAGCCTCACGCAAGCCTAATGTTCAGTTGAGTTCATTCGTCGTGACGAGAGCAGACTGCATACACGCAGGCTACGGTAGCGTATCATTAACAATTCAAACTGTTAAGTAGCATGCCAGTTATCACAAGAACAATAAAGTTCCTCCAGAAAGCTTTGCAGGGAGAACCTGGCAAAGATGCTGTCAATATCCAATTCTCAATGTCAGCAATTATACATAAGAAGTCTCGAGACTCAGCGATGTATGCAGTAGACGTAAAAGCTTATAAGGCTGGAATTGCGCTGGATTTATCCGTCAGCGTTGCTGTGGTACCAAATAATCAGAGTGGTATCACAACCTCTGTCGTAAACTTGGACAAAAGGAAAAAAGTGCTGGTGATAGTAGCTGCGAATGCTGAAGTCAATGCTAGCTTGAATTTAACTGTCAGAGTTGAGGATGTAACGTATGATTATACAATACCTGTTAAAACCATAGCCGATGGCGAGGAAGGGAAAAAAGGTGAACGAGGTGCTACTCTGCGAGGTCCACAATCTTGGTCTAACTGCGGCGATGGCTACTGCTACCAGTCAGGAGCATCAGGCGAAGAGTGGAAAGATGTCGTTATCTATAACTCTGTTACCTATAGCTGTATCAAGAGCCACGTCAAGTCTGCCAACAATTACCCTGGCAGCGACGAAGATATTAACAACGGATATTGGCGACTAGGAAGCCCTATTGAGCTTTTGATCGCTAAGATTATCTTAACACAATATCAACTCGTTGACAACCTTGGGGTCAAGGTTGTCGAAATGAAGGACGAGAAGGGTAACATCGTCTTCCTAGCGAAGGACGGTGACGTAATTTGCAACAAAGGTACTTTCAATGGCATTAAGGTTACAGGCGATAGCGAATTTAGCGGGACCATGAAAGCCGTAAGCGGAAGTTTCAAAAGTCTAAATTGTGTGGATAATAGCGGCAAAGTCGTGGGCAATATTACCTTTGGAAGCGATGGACGAATGTGGTTTGATGGTGATGTTTACTGCCAAGGTTATAGATACGATGAAAATCGAAGCAACCGATTTTACGCAAATGATTTCCTTTGTCGTGGGGTATTTGGGCACCGGGAAAAGATGACGGCAGTAGTTAAAGGTACATATATGTATGTGTATTCAAAAGGAACAGATCAACCGGGTACGTATGTAAGTCTCAAAACAGGCAAAACATCGAATAATAAGACTTTTTATTACATACCTCTTTACAGTCCGTCGGATACCGTTGATTTGTCGGGTCTGCCAATCGACGTTGTGGTTTTTAATACTTCATCAGATTACTATTATGCTTTTTCGGGCATGGGAAACGGTAAGGAATGGAGAGTTATCAACGGCAACAACAATCAGAAAGTACATTTTTGTGATATTGGTGGCTGGCATGAATTGGTGGGCGGCGAATCTGCAAGTTGCATATACGTAAAGCCTGAATGGTTAAGCCCAGTACCAGACAAATTAGATATAGGAAGAGGTGTATTTTGGTCTGGAGAGAAGGATTTAAATTGGTAACTATAATATGTAACATTTTTAACATAAATAATTATGGAAGGTAAAAAATTCAACTCAGTGACGAAAGTCACAACCGTCAACAGCAACCAGAGCTTCCTGTTGGCTGACAGTGATGGCAATGTTAGTCGCATCGCTGCGGATGCGCTTAAAGCTGACTTCGCTGTTGGGCAGCATGCTTGGTGCGGTAGAGTGTGGAATACAGCTAACGCAACGCCTAAGGCGGCATCATACATTGGATCACTTGAATTGCTGAAGGAGTTGCCATACATCCTCGGACTGGGCGCATACCTGGTCAAGAATGACCACAGCCGTAGAAAGCTCGACAGCAAGGATCACCACAAGTATGCTACTGGTGAACCAGCCAAGTTGGATGGTACCGAAGGTCACTATCAGTGGGGTTGGGGACGTAATTTTTACGTGGTCATCAAGGATGTTGGTGGATTGCACTATGAGCAGATTGGCATCAAGCCAATTCCTGGTGAGTTTAATTACGAGATTCCTATCGGCAGTCTCTCTGCTGCAGGATTCGCCACTATAGAGCGAAGCACAGGCAGACTTGTGAGCTATATCAATAATGGAACTGACTATCGTGGTGGAGACAACAATTCGTCTTATGATGGCAAGAATAATACGCTTTTGGGTAGACCAGCAACTAATCTGACTACTGAGCAGTTCAGAGCTGCAGCACGCAAGAATGGCAAGGGCTGGCTCTGCACAACCATGCGACATACATCCATTGTAGCAATTCTTTTCGGCGTCATCTTCGGTACACATTACGGTCAGGATGCCGTCAATGCCAACAAGGATGCCAACGGCCTATTCCAAGGTGGACTCGGAACAGGCTTGACGCAGATGCCGGACTGGAAAACCTACAATGGTTGGCGACCAGTTGCGCCAATGAGTGCAGGCATCGAACTTGGTGATTCATGTGGAGAAGCGACCTATGCTGTTAAAAATGATGCCGGGACAACGGTCTATAATGCCAAGATTCCATGTTTCTTCGGTTATAAGAACGGCTTCGGCAATCTCTGGCGGATGATGGATGATGAGTTCTGTCAGGTCAACAGTGACAAGACTATGACACACCTCGTGGCTCCGTCAATATACGGTTCCTGGACCATCGGCAACGCTTCCGGCATGAAGGCTTTGAGCAAGTCACCAGGTGGTGGTGAAGGATTTATCAAGACCTTGTCGATGGAACATCTGGAGAACTTCACAACAGCTGTTGGTGCAACAGAATCAACATATTGGACTAGCTACTTCTGGAACACGTCAGGAGCTACATCCGGTTTTCGCTTGTGCCTCCGTGGTGCCACTGCTAACAGTGGTGGTCCTTGTGGTCTTTCGACGCTCTACGTGGACTATGCTGTCTCGGATTGCCATGTGAGCTGCGGTGCTGCCCTCTGCGAAGCAGCATCCGAGTGGTCATTGGAGCCGGTGTATTACGAAGCGGCCTAGCGCTTACGAGGGTGCACGGGGTAGACGAAGCACCCTCGCGAACGCAGTTCGCGTCAATACCGCCCATAGGGCGGTCGATTTTTTTTGAAATTTCGTTCTTTGACATTCTTTCATACCGATTTTTTTTTGTAACTTTGCAGCGGATTAAACTAGGTTGTGATTCCTTGTACCGGTTTTCGCTTGTGCCTCCGTGGTGCCAATGCTAACAATGGTGGTCAATGTGGTCTTTCGACGCTCAACGTGAACAATGCTGTCTCGGATTACAATGTGAACTACGGTGCTGCCCTCAACTTACAAAATACTGCAGATTAGTTTGCTTAGCTGCAGAGATTTCGGGAGTCAGACCTTGCCTCAAGGCAGAAAATACAAAATAACAGATTAGCTGGTAGATGATGACATTAGGGTCATCCGGTCGAAGGTTAGGACATTAAATAAAGCAGACAACAGATAATATACACCGCAATATACACCGACATTTACACCGACATATACACCGTATTAGTTACATTCTTAATTAATGCCAAGTGAAGAGATTAGGTAATATATCCGTTGATGTCGAGACTTTACAGAACTTTCGTGAAGCCTTTTATGAGTTCAGCAAGCATAAGAGGTCGAGATTAAGTGTCCAAGAGTTTGAGGAAGAACTAGAAAAAAAACTTCTAGCTCTACTAGACGCATACCAGAAACAGAAGTGGAAGACATCGGAATACGAACCAAGAATAGTCACAGAACCTAAGGTTCGTGTAGTCAACAAGCTACCTGTCAAGGATCATGTCATACAGCATGCAGCTCTATATCCTGTTGAACAGAGACTGAGAGATAAAATTCCCTACAATTGTCCTGCAGGTACCAAAGGCAGAGGTACTCATTTCTTTTATCGAATTATCAAACGTGATATCTACAAGTCTCCACAGCAGGAGACTGCATATTGCGCACCGATGGATATACATCATTATTTTCTGTCCATAGATCATAATCTGCTGAAGGCAGAATATAGGCTATACATCAAGGATAGAAAATTGCTAGCATTCATCGATGAGGTGGTTGACAGCTATCCTAATGGAGTTGTTCTTGGTGTCAAGCTGACGCAATTGCTTGGGCAGATTTTCCTGATACGATTCGACTATCTTGCAATGAGATGCTTCGATATCCTTAAAGATCCGGAGAGATATCACTACTGGCAAGCTCGATACGTCAGCGATATGCTCCTAACTTGCAGAACTCAGCAGCAAGCAAGAATGTTAACTAGCGTTCAATCACTTAACGAGAGGTTTGACAGGTTCGTTCGTCAAGGTCTCAAACATTATTATAGGTTCATGGACAACATCTACATTCTGCATGAAGATAAGGTGTTTCTGCGACTTATGGTTGAATTGACAGCCATGTATCTTGCAAGAGACTGGAAACTGTCAATCAATAAGTCCTGGAACATACACCGCACTTGCGATGGCATAGATTACTGCGGACAAGTCATATATGCAGATCATGCCCGAATCCGTAAGAGGACAAAGCAGGCATTATGCAGGCAGGTTGCAAAACTTAGGAAAAAAGGCTATAATAATGAGCAGATTAGGCTGAAAGCTGCATCAAGACTTGGACTTACGAAACACGCAGACACGAAAAACTTATTAAAAAAAATCGGAATGAAAACGTATAGAGACAATCTAGGCATACGCAGAGGGGAGATACCGTTCCCTGGTATGTCCAAGAAGCAGAAAAGGCATATCGGTGATGTCTTGTGTAAGGATGGTATTGACTATGAGGCTCATCTAATCCTCATCGAGGACTATAAGATTGACAAGTCAACAGTCAGCTTCAAGACCCAGCAAGTCGAGAAGGTTGACGAGCATGGCAACAAGTTCATCGTCCAGGAGAAGGTAGCAGACGACAGATTGGCATTGAAGTTCAGATTCATTGACCATGTGGAGCAGACCGGGGAAAATGATGAGAATGGTGAACCGATTGAAATCCCAAGATGGCAGGAAGAAGTTTGGTGGCTATATTCCGGAGCGGAAATTCTGATTGAGCAAGCACGGGAGGAGTGGTGCTTCTTCGAGAAGCCTTTCTATACGGTTGTCGCAGAACTGAAAAATAAATTCGGCAAAACATTTTATAAGTTTATTTAGAAATGAATAAGAAAATCTATCTTGTCAGAATGAACTACGTTAGATACGATGAGAATCATTATCTTTTGTATCTGAACGAGAAAAGAGTAGAAAACTATCAGCCAGACGCATCAATGTGTGAGTGTGAGTCTGAGAGTGGTGGTGATACAGTAACAGCATACAGCTATGAGGGTAGTGAGCCTGATGGCTCTATCAAGATTGAGGCTACTTCGGCAAGTTACAACGATTTCGTGGCAGGACTTGTCAGAACCAAGTACAGCCAGAACGATGTAGAAGCCATCCTCTGCAACCATGGAGACGGTGATTCTGGACATGATGCAGAATTCCTAGCATTCCAGGAGTGGCGTGAGAAGGCAAAGGAGATTGCTCAGGAGGTTCTCAAAAGAGCCATCGCATAGTATATACGGCAGGTAAAGTCAGCTTTAATCGGTTTTATACTGATTGAGCCGTATTTTTATGTCCATACACTACATATTGTAATTTTGCATAAAAAAAGAAAATGCAGAGAAATACCAAGGATTGGATACACTATCTCAGCGCTGCTCTAGTTCTGATAGCTGCCATCGCTCTAGTGTATATCAGCTACTTTTGTTCACACGACGTAACTTCTAACGTCCTGTGGTACTTCGGTCAGAGTCTCATGTATGTAGCTACCGTTTTTGGTTTCGCTCTTACATTCGATACTCGAGTCAAGGACATTATTAATAAATACATAAATCATGGGGAGAAAAATTAAATTCATTTTCGTTCATTGTACAGCAAGCCGACAGACATGGACAGTCGCTGCCTTGTTGAAAGAGTTCAGAGCCAAAGGCTGGCATTATCCTGGTTATCACTGGGTAGTTACAGCAGATGGAGAGCGTACACAGCTGATGACAGAAGACCTGCCATCAAACGGTGTTAAGGGTCACAATTTCGAGTCTATCAATATAGCTTACATGGGTGGTATCTCACGCACAGGCAAGCCTATCGATAACCGAACAGACGAGCAGAAACAGGGGCTTCGAGAATTACTGCAGGAGCTGAGACAGCGCTATCCTGATGCCAAAATCATGGGACATCGAGACATCTCGCCAGACACAAACCACAATGGAGTGGTCGATCCATGGGAGCGAATCAAAGAATGCCCTTGCTTCGATGCCATTCCTGAATACGCTGACATCTAATATTGAACGTATGAAGAAGAATGTGAAAATCATAATCGCCTGCATTATCAACTTTCTGATAATTGCAGCATTATGCTGGATTCTGGAGTACCGACAGAAGCGAGCGGATAAGGAGCTTCGAGAGCAATTCAATCAGATTGCATTGCAATATGCTCCTGCAGAGCGCGATACAATCCGTGATTCGCTTAAGGTCATAACTCAGAAGGTGTTGATGATGCCGCCAAAGGAATATAAATTGACGGCTAGTGACCGGGCATTGCTCCAGGACATCAATCTGAAGGTAAACCAGGTTGTAGCAGACCAGCGAACATCCATTTTTACATCAGATTCTGTCAAGGCAGAACATGTTGAAAATATTTATCGATACAGCGATACCTGGATTGACTTCAAGCTGAATACTGCAGATTCTATCTTGACTTACAAAGCGAGAGACAGCTTGCAGACCATCATCGCTCGGCAATATAAACATAGATTCCTATTCTGGAGGTGGGGTACCAAGGGATACCAGGTTAAGGTCATCAACTTCAATCCACATTCCACATTATTATATAATAACTATATCCAAGTCACCGAATAATGGCAAGACAAGAGGTATATACAACCGTCGTGAAGCTCAACTCAGAAGAGGCGAAGAACCGTCTGAAGGAGCTCGAAGAAAAAGTCGCTCGTCTGAAGAAGGCAAAACAAGATGCCTTCTCGACGGGCGATTCCCGTTTAGGCGCATCCCTCGCCAAGGACCTGAAGGCAGCAGAGCGAGAGATGAAGCAATTCAAGAACTCAACCATGAGCGTCAAGGAGACGCTTGAAAACCTGTCCTCTGCAAGCCTCGGACAGCTGGAGAAGGCTGCGAGACATCTGAAGGGGCAGATGAAGGCTATTTCAGACCCTTCTGATTATGCCAAGCTGGAGTCACAGCTTGACAAGGTTAAGGAGAAGATGCTGGCAATAAAAGGTGCCACACGCCAAGCTGATGAGGAAGCTAGGCGTATGACTGCGACTGTGTCTAATCTCAAGCATGCATCACTCAATGACCTCAACTTCACATCAAGCAAGCTGAAGTCGCAGATGGCTGATTTCGACCCTCAGTCAACCATGTACGCCTCTCGAGCAGCCCAGCTAAAACTGGTAGAGGCAGAACTGGAGCGCATACATCAGAGTGAGCGTAGAGTCGTTACTCTGATGCAGCAGTATGACAAGGAGATTGAGGAGACCAACATCGACATCAAGGAGACCAAGCGGCAGATGCAGCTTGTCAACCGCACTATGTCGAACCTGAAGACATCATCCATCCGTGACCTCGAATTCTCCATCAAGGCAATCAATCAGCAGATGGCTGGTATGGACCGCGGTACCGAGAAGTTCAAGCAGATGCAGCTGCAGGCAAAGCAGCTGAAGGCTGAGCTGCAGGCTGTCAGAGCCGAGGGCGTAGCTCAAGAGTCCTGGATAAAACGCTCTGCTGACTGGTTCAACCGTATGCAGGGTCTTGCTCTCGGTGCGGTCGCTGCCATCTCCGGCATCACCTTCACCGTCAAGAAATGCGTAGAGGAATATGCTAAGATGGACGATGAGATGACCAACGTCCGCAAATATACCGGTCAGGCTGCGGATGAAGTAGAGCGAATGAATGAGGACTTCAAGAAGATGGATACCCGAACTCCTCGTCAGAAGCTCAACCAGTTAGCTGAAGATGCCGGAAGACTAGGCATCACATCTACAGCTGCAGTAGAGGAATTCGTCGATGGTGCAGACAAAATCAATGTTGCACTCGGTGATGACCTTGGAGACAAGGCTGTGTCACAGATAGGTAAGTTGGCGCAGATGTTCGGTGAGGACAAGACCAAGGGCTTGCGAGGCGCCATGTTGGCAACAGGTTCTGCAGTCAACGAATTAGCGCAGAATTCATCAGCTTCAGCTGGCTATCTCGTTGACTTTACAGCAAGAGTTGCAGGAGTTGGCAAGCAGGCAGGCTTCACACAGGCGCAGATCATGGGTCTCGCCTCTGTCCTCGACCAGAATATGCAGCAGGACGAGACGGCTGCTACTGCAGTACAGAATCTCCTTGCTAAAATGTTCCAGGATTCCGCTAAGTTTGCACAGATTGCAGGTCTCAATGTCAAGGAGTTCGCCAATACGTTGAAGAAGGATGCCAATGGTGCACTCCTCCAGTTCCTGGCAGCCATGCGAGCCAAGGGCGGTTTTGCCGACCTTGCACCAATGTTCGAGGAAATGAAGATGGATGGATCCAGGGCTACTGGAGTACTCACCGTCCTCGCTGATAAACTCGATGACATCAAGACTGCCCAGAACCTGGCAAACGAAGCCTATTCCGAAGGCACATCCGTCCTCAATGAGTTCGAGACACAGAACGAGAGTGTACAGGCTCAACTTGACAAGGCGAGCAAGAAGTTCCTGGATCTCTCCATTGAGCTGGGCCAGAAACTCTATCCTGCAGCACGATATTGCATATCTGCAGCCAGTCTCGGAGTTCGAGCACTATCCACACTCGTTGACTTCGTCAAGGATTATTGGCGCATATTAATTGTGCTGACAGCTGCCATAGTCACCTATACTGCAGTATCTAAGGCCAAGTTGATAGCAGAAAAGGCGCAGATGGCATGGCTCAACATCATGATTCTGCGCGAAAAGGCGCATCTCGTCCTTGTGGGGCTTAAGACATCTGCTCTCAAGACCATGGTAATCGTTCAGATGGCGTTGACACGTGAGATAAAACTGACCACTGCTGCGCAGATGTTGTGGAACAAAGTTTTGTTGGCCAACCCGATCACTGCCGTGATTGCTGTTGTCGTTGGATTGACAGCTGCCATCGTCACACTGTCTAAAGAGACGAGCACAGCAGAGCAGGCGCAGCGTGACTACAATGATGCCGTGACCGATGCCAACAAGCAGGCATCTGAAGAGGAGGCATCCATCATGCGTCTCGTTTCTGCCATCCAGTCAAATACCAGTGCAGAGTCCGATCGCAAGGCTGCACTGGAGGAACTCAACGGCAAGCTGATGAGTCAGCACCTGGGCAATATTACTGAAGAGGCTGTTCGTACAGGTCAGGCAACAAGACAGATTCAGTCGTACATCGACATGATGAAAAAGAAGATTGTCATCGATGGCTTGCAGAAGAAGCTGGCTGAGTCAATAGCTAAGCAGGCAGAAAATGAAGACTTGCTAAGCGAAGCAGACAACGACAAGCGTGGTTTTTGGACAAAAGTTTGGGGACGTGTTAATCCATTTGCAGATAGAAAAACAAAGATGCTAAACTTGGCATCTGATAACAGAGAAGCGTTCTGGGAGACTGTAAACCACGAAATTGAGAGAGAGAGGCAATACCAACAGAAGCTCATCGATAAAATTGAACAGCTGGAGTCCCAGCACTTCGAAGTCTATGATCCTGAGCCATGGCGAAACAATGGTTTTAATGGCAAGGGCAATGATGGTACCATCATTAAGAAGCAGAGTACAGCCGGCACTCATCAGGTTTCAGAAAAAGAGCGCAAGGCTCGTGTCAAGGCAGAGAAGGCAGCTGCAGCCGAGGCACGTAAGCGACAGGCTGAAGCCAAACGCAAGCAGAAGCAGGCAGCCGATAGCATCAAGGCTGAGACCAACGAACTGATGGCAGAAAACGCCAGAGCCTATGCAGAAGGCAAGAAAACCTATCAGCAGTTCATCGACGACCGACAGAGCATCCAAATTAAGGGTTTTGCCAAGCTGAAACAGTTGTATGGAGCTGAGAGTAATGAGTACAAGCAGTTACTTGACAACCAGGTCAATGTTGTCAAGCAGCATGATGCTGCCATTCAGAAGATGAATGAGCAGACCATTGAGCGTGAACGCCTCCAAAAGGAGGCTAGCATCAAAGCTCAGTACAATGATGCCAGTTCAGCTATCTATCAGAATGATACCGCTCTCAATGAAGCCCTATATAAGAATGATGTCGAAGCCATGAAAAAACGTCTTGCACTCTACAAAGACAGAGAGGGCAGCGAGGAGTGGCTGGATCTGAAGGCTGAGATGGAACAGACTGAGCTCGACCACCAGCTGCAGATGCAGGAGGCATATCAGAACCAGCTGAAGGAGTTGCGTCAGCAGTTCGGTAAGCAAGACCTGCAGGCACAGGAGACCATGTACCTCAATGGCCTTGACAATCTCTACAAGCAGGGATTGATCAAGGAGGAAGAATATCAGCAGATGAAGTTGGAGATAACCAAGCAGTTCGCTGCACAGAGAGCGCAGATAGATGCTGATGACCATGGAGCAGGTAGCGCTCAGATTAAAATCAATGATAAGTCATCTGAGATGGTCAACAGTGCCAGGGCTGCAGCAGGGGAGTCCCAGCAGACCAGCAATGCCACTCTGGGTGGATACTTCTCCTCACAAATCTCAAACTATCAGAACACCATGGAGAAACTGAAGGAATTATATGGCAACGACAAGCAGAACCATGCTGCATACATGCAGGCCAAGGCGCAGGTCACCGCCAACTTCCTCGACAACATGGTGCAGCAGACATCAGCGGCATACAACGGCATCAACAACATTCTTTCTTCTGCGTCAGCATACGCTCAGGCATGCTCAGACCTGGAGCAAGCCAAAATCTCCAAGAACTACGAGAAGCAGATTGCTGCAGCTGGCAACAACTCGAAGAAAAAGAAAAAGTTGGAGGAGAAGAGAGACAAAGAACTGGCTGCAGCGAAGTCTAAGGCTAACAAGAAATCAATGAAGATTGAAATCGCTCAGGCTATCGCATCTACAGCAATGGCTGCCATCAACGCCTATTCTTCTGCAGCTAGCATCCCTGTAACAGGTTGGATCATGGCGCCTATCGCTGCCGGCATGGCAACCGCAGCAGGTATGCTGCAGATTGCAACCATCAAGAAGCAACACCAGGCTGAAGCTGCCGGATACTACGAGGGTGGATATACTGGCGGTACCAGGTACAGAAAGGAGGCTGGAGTTGTGCATGAGGGTGAGTTCGTCGCTAATCATCGGGCGGTCAACAACTCTTCCATCAGACCTGCATTCGATCTAATCGACAGAGCGCAGCGCGCCAACACCGTAGGCTCTCTGACCGCTGATGACATCAGCAGAGCGCTCGGAGCAGGAGCCAGCGCTGCTGTCGTTGCTCCTATCGTCAACGTCAGCAATGACAATGCCGAGGTACGCCAGTCTCTCGATGGAGTCAATTCTGCAGTCAGCAGGCTCAACGAGAATATTGAGAGAGGTATCAAGGCTGATGTGTCTATCGCTGGCAGAGACGGCATCGACCGCAAACTCAAAGAATATCATCGTATGCTAAACAATAAGTAGATATGATTACATGCATTATCAATGGTCATAGAGCCTATCCGATATCAACATCATCCATCAAGGTGACATACGCTAATCAGTATGTCACCGATGATGGTGAATATACCTATGATATCACATTCCCGATGAATATCCTGGCCAACCGGGAAATCTTTTCTAATGTTTCCCGAATGGAAGTCAAGAAAAACATCGCAAAGTTCGATGACTGCAAGCTCTATGTTGATAGCAAAATCATCATGAGCGGTGTTGGTACCATCCTCTCAGTGAACCAGCAGGAGGTCAAGCTGCAGATTGTTGGCGGCAAATCCAGAATCAAGTTCAATGAGAAAATGACCAAGCACTATATCGATGAGATTGACCTGGGCATCGCTGACAAGCCTGGTTATACAGTTGATAAGGGCTGGTCTCAGGGATGGAAAGGTCTTCAGAAGATTAAGGACATCTATAGATTGGATGATGATAAATCGAAGTTCCTGGGAGTAGAGGGTAAATGGTGTTTTGTTCCTGTACGGGACGAAACAAATGATATGATTGCCAATTTTGTCGGAGTAGATAAAACGAAAGTATTTATTGGCTACAATGCACCATTTATCCTAAACCCAGCAGTTCAGCCCAACCTGATGTATATCTTCCGTAAGGTAGTAGAATACGAGGGATATACTCTCAAGCGCAACGACTTCGACTGCAAGCCGTGGAACCTCCTGTATATCGCATCGGCCTACAAGACTCGTGAACTGCGAAGGGCACTTCCTCATTGGTCGAGCTATACTTTTATAGAGGAATTTCGAAAGCTTTTCAATGCCACCATTGTTTTTGATGATATCCAAAAAACTTGTTCTGTTATCAAGAAATCAGAGCTGATAACCGCAGATTCCGTAGCGATTGAGCCTCTGGACGAATACACAACGGACTACGACGAAGACGGATCCTTCTCCACGTCATCGACAGCAAATCTGGAGTATAATCTGGGTGATTCTGCAAACAGAGATAACTATGAAG